TCAACTACAACATACCGTATCGCATCAAGTAAATGCTCATAAAAACCATCCTTCTTATAATTACCATGACTGTCAGCTTGAAACTTCCCTAAAAACCCCTCCAATGACCTATGAGCTTGATCACTAATTAATAGCTTCTTCTTCTCTAATAAATCTTTTATCATAGCTATGCTCTCAACTATTCTTACACGATTACCACGAAAAATAAGACCATAATCCTTTTTTAATTTGGTAAACAAATCATACCCATCATATATCTCTCTATTTTTTCCTGCAACATCACCTACATAAGTTATCATCTGCGGTCGCTTAATATTAAACTTCTTCCTAAACCGCTCTAACATATACTCAATAAATACCTTTAACGGTTGATTGTCTGAAATGTAATCGTCTAAAATCACAATCCGCCCTAAATAATCAACTCCTACCAATGCATACGCCGAATGCCTAATACCAAAATCAACCCCACAATAAAGCGTATAGTCAAATGTTATATCAATTAATCGATTGTCAATCGTAATAATATTCTGCTCGTCAAATACATCTTCAAATAAACCGCCACCATAATCAAATGCACCCCATTCACCATCAAGCATAATCTTTCTATAACCTAATGGCTTCATCTCCATCTCAGTTATAAAAGAATGAGATACATTAAACCGCTTAGCAATCACTATATCACCTATCTCATAAAGCTTCTCATACCTAATATTATTACTCACAAAAAATTCTCGACCATTGTAAATATACGGCGTCATTGCTTCCCAATCTTTCTTATTAACACGAACCACTAAATAATTATCATAAGTAGATGACCGAACAATATAAGTATCTTTACGATTTTTCTCAACAAACTCTTTATACACCCAATGCTCCTGCGAACATGGATTAAGTATCAACATACCCTTCGAAAAATCATGCACCAACCTATAACGCTCACTTACCTCAACAAACGCTTCTTTACTTATCCTGTCAACCTCATCAATAATTATTACATTAAACTCATAAGATAACACTGACTTATATTGAGCATTTTTTTCATTAAGAGACAAATAATAAATCTCTACATCCGTTGCCTCGTTCCTTATCACCTGTAAATTTAAATTTGTCGTAATCAGAGACTTAAGATACGGATTTTCTGCTAATAATCGCTCAAGACCCGCTACTAATGTGTTTCTTAAATCTCTTAAACTTTCACGAGCAATAAGAATACGAGACCCTCTATACTTCTCATTAGTCAATAACTCATATAAAATGAAAACAGCAAGCTGGGTCTTACCAGAACCCTTACCACCTACAGATACAATCCACCGATAATCCGAATTAAAAAATAAATCCCAGATCTTTTCCTGAATTGATGAAAGCGTTAATTGCAACATTCTGAAACAAATTATAACTTGACTTCTTGCAAAAACAAGTATATTATTAAACCGATGGATAAAAAAATCATACCAGCTACATCAATACCAGAATTAGTTGAAACATCCGATTTTCATAACATCAACCAAAAGCGAGCCATCATTAAATATAAAAACATGGTCATCGGTATCAAAGAAGGCGATGTAATAGTTTTGCGGTCTGATAATGAAGATTATCTAATAGCAATCGCCGAATTCATTCGAGACAATAAACATCGGATAGAAATACTACAAGACCCCCACAAACCTCTTTGCCTTTCATTCAAATTACGAGAAGGTAATAAAACATACTACCTTGGCTTCGGTCGCCTAAATTTTTTCGAATATAATTATATCATCAACCTGTTAAGAAAATTTAAAATCATTCAAGATGAATTAACACCATACGCTGATTTGTTAGTCGAAGATTATAAACAAAATGTCAAATTCTTTTATGAAGGAGTTGCATAATGGCTGTATTATGGTTAACAACTGGAATGGATTGTGGATACATTGAAGAATTCGCTAAGCATGAAGAAGTCTATTTGTTTGCTGACTTTATTAGTGCATTCCCAGATATGGAAGACCTCGCATTCGGTAGAAATATTCAAAATGTCCGAATACTTACTGACTTGCCACCAGAAGTTCTTAGTAAAATCGATAAAGTCATAACACTTGATTGCTATTTTGGCTTCCTTATTGAACTTTTTAAACAATTAAATATCGATGTCTTTGGATCTGGATTAGAAGCTCGATTTGAAAATAATCGTTTATTCCAAAAACAATTAATGCCTAAAACCCCTCGCTATCGTGTTGTAAGCTTCGACAAACTAAGCTACCCAGCAATCACTAAAGTCGACCCAATCTATAGAAATTCCTTCGAAAGTGCAATCATCCGAAACCAATACGAACTCGAATTCTACAAACAAAAACTCATCCAAACAGCTGGACAATTTGCTAAAGACATTGAATATTACCAAGAAGAAATCCTAACCGATATCGAAATCGAATTTGGAATTGATTGTTTATGCCTCGGAAATGGTATTGAGCCACCCTTTACCATAGGAATTGAACAAAGCAAAAATACCTATATCGCTAAAATTATCCGTAGAAAAGAAGATATCTTAATGAAACCTTGGGCTATCAATCTTAGAATGTGCGATGCTTTCCTGCAACAAACAAAATACATAGGCTTCTTCTCAACTGAAGAAATCAAAGTAAAAGGAGAAACAGAACCCTACCTAATTGACATCTGCATGAGACTTGCCTTACCCTTAGGAACAGCCTACCTTAAATTCTACTCCAATATCTACCAAGCCATTCGAACTAATGTCCCTCTTATCCCAAAAGCTGAATACATCTATGTCATTCCAATATCCTTACCATTAGCTGAACAAACTTTCGTGCCAATCACTTTCAAAGATGAATATATCTTCGAACACTTCATCGCCTTGCAAACCTACTACAAACCTAAAACGCAAAAAGACCTCACATTCTACGCCATCAAAGGTTATTCTACTATCGGATGTATCGTCCTATACTCAAATCATTTGGTAAACTACGAAGAACTCGAAGAACAAATCAAAAAAATCGAAGAAACAATCATAGCCCCAGACCTAAAAATTGAATACAACACTTTAAAAGAAAACTACGAAAACTTCCAGAAAATGCTCGAAATTTTTAACTTAAATTGATGACCTAACAAATGATACAAAACTTCCTACATCAACATTAGCATCAATCTCTATTTTAACAAATAAACCTACCAATTCGATAGTTTGCACACCTGATACATTATTAAGCGTTTGAGAATAAACTTGCAACCAATTTGCATTATCCGTTGACACTTTAATTGTTATAGTCGCTGACCCATTAATGTTGTAAATCAAATAACCATACTTATAAACTTGCGTAGGAAGAACTTTATTAATCGCTCCACTATACGCTACATTGATTAAATTTGTCGCTTCCTTTAACGGTGCTATGATAAACATTTACTTAAACACTCCAACTAAAATTCCAAACAAAATACCAATACCCAAATACTTACCCTTCTCAATTAACCCAATTTTTGACTTTCTTTCACACTCCTTCAACGCCGTATCATATAACTGTTTCTGATTTTTGTAAAGCTCTATCTGCTCTTTCAATAATTGATTTTGCTCCTTCAGTATCTCATTTTGCTTCTTCAAATTCTCAATCAAAGCTTCATACTCTTGAACTTCCTGCTCTAATACACGCTTCTGTTTCAGCTCTACTACTATTTGCTTCGCCTGCTCCTCAGAAAAACATACCTCATATGCATAAACATTCCCTATCATCAATAAACTTCCCAATAAAACACTTACCATCCACTTAAACCATCTAAGCATCACACCAACTCCCACAACAGTCATCAAAATCCCATCCATATGTGTGAACCACCCTCCAATAACAATGCACAGAACATACCCACTTTCCCCACGCCTCAGTATTCTTCAAACGCCAATCATCAACCCAACTGCCATCGATAAATTTACCCTCAGCACTCTTAGCCCTCTCTTTACCACAATGGAAGCACCTAACCACCTCTCCCATACCTTACCCTCCCTCACTTTATCTGCACTTCATATCCTAAATTTTTGAACTCTCGCACTATTTCTTCAACATTCTGGGGCTTTTGTATCTGCATCCTTTGCTTTTTTAAGACTACTATCTTTCTTTCTCTCAACATCTGCTCCTTCTGCAAAGCTTCTAATTGCTCTTGTAACTGCTGTATTTGCTCATCCTTTTGCTTAATCATTTGCTCTTGCTGTTTAATTGCCTGTCTAAAAACAGTCTCTTGTCTTTTCATATGCATAACAAACCACAAAACAACTACTAACAAACCTACCACAATTAAAACCCAAAACCAACGCTTACCAATAACGATAGGCACGCTCGATAATCCCATTCCGATACTTCACTCCATTCTTCCAAACTTTAAATCCGTAGTTGTAATTTATATCACAATTAGTCCGCCACTGCAAACACTTCCCAGCTTGCCTCCAAACACAAATATTCTCCACATACCGCCCATTACACAACTCAAACGCTCTCTCCCATATACAATCTGCTTGCACCGCCTCCCTATTCACCTTCCAGCATGAACGATTATAACACTGATACACACACCAAAGCTTTTTACATTTTACTTGGTCAATCAACTGTTTAATCAAATAAGCTTGAGCCATGAAGTGATCTATATGCCCCTTAACCTTCCAATTCGGAAACTTCTCATTCAACCAAGGCAAAAACCTTTCCGTAAGCTGAGCATATCCCACCGAACCCCATCCATCTAAAGAAGTCCGCCATATGCAATTAGTCTCCGCCTCAATCTGCCCCACATTATACCAAAAAGGATAATCTAAACCTAACACAAACTCTGATGCCTGCTTGACTTGATAAACTAACTTCCTACATTCAGCATATGAAAATTGATTTGTAAGTGTTAATATAAAAACCAATGTAAGCAGTAATTGTCTCATCAAGCAAGTGAAACTATTAACGACGATCCTATTAATATTACAAGATAATACAACTTCTTAGCCCACTCATCATCCCAATCTATATGCCCTATCCTCGTTAACCTTGTCAAATAAGCAAACACATACCACAAAGACAAAAGAAACACCTTCTTAAATACAAATTGAAACGGCTCATAAAATAAACCAATCAAACCCGTCATAAAAAACACTAAACCTAAACCAATTACCACCCAATGCCAACCAAATTGCTTCCAATATCCCTCCATAAAACCACCCCTACGACCGATCTTGCGTTAACATCTTAATCAATAGCTCAATCTTCTCATCTATCTTTCTGTTTATTTTTTCTAATGTCATTTCTAATTTTTCTTCAATCTTTTCTAATCGCTCATATAATCTATATATCTCTTCATCAAGTATATCCATCCTTTGTCTACAAACTAATCTTATGCCATTTTGTCCTTTTAACCCAACCAACCAATCCCAAACTATCTTAAACAAAATACCCAAAAACCCAGCAATCAATAAATAAACTACTGTTTCAGAATTCATTTTTATTAACCTTTCTTTTTCTTAATCCACTTACCACCTTTACCACGAACCCATCCAGTTGACTTAGAACATATCGCATACGCTTCAGATTTAGTATGACCCTTCCGCATTACCTTCCTAACACAACGATCTAACTTTTCAGGCATTCCCCCACCTCCTTAAAATCTACGCACCTACAAACCTCATTAGCCCTTAAACTTAATCACTATCCCCTTCAACTCTTCCAAACTTTGTGCATTCCGTATAGCCTGCTTCATTTGCTCATTCCAAACCCTAACCGCTTCTCTTTGCTGTAGTTGGGCTGAGTATTTCTGCTTAAGAGCTTCTACTTCTTCCGTGTCATTTCGTATCTGAGCTTCTGCTATCTTTGTGACAATGTAATCAGTCGGTGTAAGCAATGAAGATACATACCGCTTCAGTTCCTCAAGTTTCCTCTGTTTTTCTTCCGCAAGTTTCTCTGCTTCTGTTTTTAGTCTGATTTGTCCATTGTCAAGAACTACATCGTCAGGAGATGCTACTTCAAGCTCTACTGCTTGGACACCTTCGGGAACCTCTTCAGGTAGCAAAGCACAGCAAAGTATATTTAACTGTGGATGTATATAAGCCCAGACTTTCATTATGCTAACCTCCTGACTAAAATCTTTAAAATTCCGTTAGAACTACCAGCAGTATCTACTGTCCCCAAACTTGTCCATTTGGTTGTTGTATCGTTCCACCTCTGGACACAATAAATTGATCGACAATAACTAGTACTACCTACAAATGTTCCTAACCAAACTATAAACTTACCTACTGTATAAGTTGATATATAACTCACCATAAAACCTCCTTGTATTATTCTCTCTAAACTAAATGAAGATCTCGATGCAGTTCCAGCTCCGACACTAGTAACTCCTTCGTCTGTCCATATTGAAATTTTTGTTATAGCATTTGAATAAGTTTGATTGTTAGGGTATAAAGAACAATTTTCATTACTAATCGTCGTATTATACGGAGCATGAATGAACATTAAATATATTCCTTCTTGCGTAGCTATCCTTAAATTTTTCGTCGTGCTTAAAGTAGTATCAAAATAAATAATTGCCTCCTCTCCCACCTGCAACATATAATCACTCGTCGCACCAGTCAAATCAACTCTGCGAAATGTATAAACACTACTTTTCACATAAGTCGCACTTAAATCTAAAATTCCACTCGCATTAAGCGGAACTATCACATTTGGAGCAGGTGTTTGACTTATAGGAAATCCAATTCCTGGTATCATCCCCACTGTAAACGCCATATCTACCCCTCCTTCTATCTATCTATTCATTAATACTCTTTTCCATCAACAAATACATTCACAGTCCCAGTCGTCGATACCAATACAACATCACCACTTGACAACCAAATCGGATCCGTCCTCACAAAATTAGTTGTAGCTGTCCAAAACACAAAATTACTAACCCCATCACCAATCTTAATCGTAATCGGAACATTTGACGCATCAGGACTTACTACAGTTATCCTTACAACTGCCGTTTTACCATTTGGACATGTATATACAACCGCTTCTGCATTCGTTATCTGTTGCCTTGCTAACATACTTTATCCCTCCAAAAACATCATTAATTGTATAAGCATATCTCCAGTTAAAACTATATTATTTTCTAAAACTATTTTGTTAACCGTTTGCCATTTTGTTCCATCATAAACATAAATAGTTGGCGGAAAAACTGATACATCCATCCAGATTTGACCTGTTTTAGGATTTAATGGTGCCGATATTCCTATGTAAGCCCCTCGATAAATCGGATTATTCTCAGGATCAGAGTTATAAAATGCATCCGCTAAAATTGAAAAATTTGTATTTATTTTTGCTGTATCTTCACTTACTTTACCACTCGGATAAGTTATTGGATTACGAGCATATGGCATTATCTATCCCTCCATTAAGTTATTTGTTTAGGTATTTGAAACTCTATCATCCCCGCAAAAAATACCAATTGCTGTCCTGTCCTCACAGTTGCTGGACTTGGTAAAGAAACTAATAAAGCAACTTCCCCATCCGAAATCAAACCAACATAATACACATCAGACCAATTCGCCGTCGCTACAGGAAATACAATCGTATTCGAATTCACATAATAAAAATTATCCGCATCCTCATTTAAATAAACAAACCCAGGAAAAGGTTGCCTACTATACCCACCACCAGATAATTCATTTTTGTTAATGTCAAATAAACCAACCTGCGCCCCATTAAATGCAAATGCAATTAAATCCGCTCCTTTCCTATATGTTATCCTCATTTCGCTACTCCTTCAAAATTTATTTTCGCAATCTTCATCTTGGTTGCAACAGGTAAATACCATACCAAACTAAACTCCTCTCCATATAAATTACATCTAAAATTATGTTCGTCAAGAGGTAAGTTAAATGCTAAAGATCGCTCCTCCCCTCGATAATTCGCAATAACATTAAACATAACACTGTCCGCCCTACACTTTTTCACATCATAATAAAACCCTTGAAACCTTTGCAAATAGTCAAAATCAAACAACAAATTAACATAACATTTGTCATAATAATAAGTCATCGGCTCATCAGTAAATCGATACCTATAAAAAACCTTCTCAGATACATCAAAAAACCACTCCCTATCAACAAAAATCGCCAAATCTCCAAAATACATATCATCATCAATCAAAAACATAAACCGCCCAGTCTCTTCATGACTAAACATAAAAACCTTATGATTATAACACTTCCTAAAATGCCACCTGTCTAATTGCTTGTCCTTAAATACTTCCCTAAACGAATTATAAAACGCCTCAATATCAAATAAAATCCCCGCACTACCAACCATTCGTAAACTTAATCCAACCAAACCATTCTGACCCCTAACCCAAATCAACCCATCTTTAACAAGCAAATTGTGATAATCATAAAAACTCGAAGGTATATACACACTCATAAATGTAGTCGGTATCAAATCGCTCAACTCAAGAAGCTCCTGTAAACTATAAAACTGAACCGTCGGAACATCCACATACTCAAGAAATACAACAGAAAACGGATTATACAAAGCCACCCCAATAAAATTCCGCCCTGCATAACTCTTACTTACTTTCTCCGCTCCATTTATCTTATCTATCGCACTGCTCCGAATAACAAATAAATTCTCTTTATGCGCTATTAATCCTACCACATCATTATACCCCACATGCTCAAACACTTGCTTCTTATTAATGTCAATATACACAACTCTTTGCCCTAACTTATCATAAAAACCAATACACTTATCACTCGTCACACAATCCGTCAAATCAAAAATATTAAAATTCAACGAAATACTATCCACAATAATCGGCGTCTCAAATATCAACTCACCTTGCTTCACATTTACTGTCACACAATTACCATTTATGTTGTTAACCATAGAGGACCCCACTGATCATTCGGAAAATCTCCCCAAGTATCAATATCTCCCCATCTATAACTATCAACTACCTGAATAGTATCACTTTCACTTATCACAGCTGAACAACCAATCGCACTATAAATCAACCCAGCAAAATTATCCTTCAACAAAGCAGATGTATTAATTTGAACCGCTGGAAATAACACATCAAACAAATTCTTAAGTCTCACATATGTCGCTAAATTCACTTGCTTAACAATTATCGGCTCAATAAATGAACCAAATACAACCGCAAAAATCTTCTCCTTAAAAATCTCATCCCACTTAAACCAACCCCATCTCCTATAAAAACTCTCAGGTAATAACTCACTTAAATACTGCTTTAACCCCTCATACCCTTCCCACTCAACTTTCTTCAAAACATTCCTTACCTTAAAAGGAACCTTCAACCAAGCAAATGTATAACTCTGCCATTCATATTCCCAATCTCCCCAAGTCTCTCCAAAATCTTCCCAAGTATCAAAATCACCCCAAGTCCCAGTAACCTCAGCCTTCTTTATCTTCCGAAACTTCGTATATAACATGCTTGCAAATCCTCCCGTTTGTATTATAATAAACTAACAAACCGTTGACAAGAGGTTACACATGATTTTATCAATCAACAATCAAATTTACAACTATAGTGACATCGAAAGTTATGTGTTAGGTCAATTGTTAGCTGTCGAAAGTGCTTACTCTCGCAGGCTCACATCACTCATCCGATACATGCAAGAATTAAACGGCGAAACTAATATCCCACCACCACCATATGAATGGCAATCCAAATTTGTCTCATCAATGTTTTACCAAAAAATCTTCTTCGCCTATTTCTACCTTCGCTCCTTCCTCGAAAAAGCATTCGAAAACCTTTTCACAATCGACACCGATAACGAACAACTCCAAATCCTCCTAACCAAAATTCTCCAACATTACATCAAAACCCTTAACATCAAAGATGCCCTATCCAAAGTCCTCTTCTACAGCCTCCTCTCTGGCTACGGATTTATCTACATCACATACAACGAAGACCTCAAACGCTTAGATTTACAAGTTGTTAATCCATTACACTCCAAAATCACACCCGACCTCAATTATGTTTGCATCACCGAATACCTACCTATACCCGAAGCCATACGAAGATACAACCTATCATATAATCAAATCGAACCTTATGTCATTCCACAAGACGACCCAGAATTCTCAGTTTACACATATCTACAAAAAGTCTACAATGAAAAAATCGTCCGCATCGATAAATTCTACGGCATCGTTTTCCTACCAGATGACATCATAACTCCACACCTCTACACAATTCTCAATAAAACCAAACTCATTGACGCTGAAATAATGCCCGATAAAATCACCCCATTCGTTGTCGAATTCCTTTACGGCGTTAACACTCAAGTCTCCTATGCTGACCTCATCTACCCATATTATGTCCAAGATACAATTCTAACCCGTGCCATCCTTGATAGTGCATTAGTCAATCTAACACTTGGCTTCGAAGTCGATACATCAATCATTGAAGAAGACAGCCTCTCCGATGAATTGAAACCTTGGAAAATCTTTTACACCAGAGGTGGTGGAGAAATTCAGGCAATCCGACCAATCAAACTTGCGAACTTCGACCCGAATGCCTTACCAATCCGCAACCTCATCCAGAATGAAGCCACAAATGTCTCCGCAATCACAGAATTCATCATGGGTCTCCCTTCCTCTCGCTCAAGAGTTACCGCTAAAGAAGTCTCCCTCAAAACCCAACAAACCCAAATGACCCTCGCCATCTTCATCGAACGCTTAGAAACCGTCTTCATCTCCCAACTCCTTACCAAACTCCTCTACTACATCCTCAAATACGAAGCACCAAACCTACACCAACTCCTAACCCCCGAAGAATTAAACTTGCTCGCCACCATCACACCCGATGATGTCCTCTCACAAATCAAATTCAAAATCCGTGGCTTCACTAATGTCGTCCAAAAAAACGAACGCCTCGAAAAAATCATGTCCCTCCTCGAACTATTCGGTCAACTAAACCTCCTACCCATCCTAAACATCGAAAAACTCATCCACGAAATACTTTACATCCTCGACCTCCCACCAGATATCATCGAAGTCAATAAACTCGCCCAACTAATACAAGCAATGCAACCCGCCCAACTCACACAACAACAAAAAATCAACGAACTCCTTGCCCTCATTACCAAACTATCTAAACACCCATCCATGGAAAATATCGACATCCCAAAACTCCTCTCCGAATTAACTGGCTTACAAATACCCGAAAAACAACCAACCGAGGATTAAACCCATGCCCAAACAACAAAACCAACAACAAAACCAATTAACCCTCGACCAAATTAACCCAGAACTCCTCAATACCAAAATCCTAATCGCACTACTCAAAGCCTGCCAAGAACTCGAACACATCTTCACCATCCGAGCTAAAGAATTAGCCTTCGATAACACCGAACTAAATTTAGCCCTACAAAACCTCAACCAAATCATCACCTTCAAAGAAAAACTCGTAAACCTAATCGAACGAACTCAAGCAATCCAAAACCTACAACAATCAAAACTTAAACCAATCAACGAAGATACTAAAATCGCACTCGAAATCCTACAATATATCCAAGATACCTACCAAATCAATCCCAAAAACCTACTAATCTACATCCTACATAAACTCGACCTCGAATTAATTAAACACGAAATCCAATTAACTAACCCCCTCTCCCCCTCCCAACTTATTAAACAATAACTGTAACCTCTTATATAAATCATCCAATGACTTCTGCACAAACCAAGGAACTACCCACACCCTCCGATAAAACTCCAACTCCTCCAAAATACCCCTAACCTCACCCCTAACCTCCTCAATCAATCTGCTCAACTCTCCACCATCATTTAACTCACCCACTAAATCATTAAACTTTTTACCCCTACGACCCATCTAACACCTCCTTACCTTATTCACCTTACAACAGATACTTTTCCACTTTATAATTCATCCACACACTTTCTATCCTCTTCGGTCTTTCACAATATTCTGATGATGGAACTGTAGCCCTCAATGACACCTCTTTATCTAACCTTACCCATCCATGCTCCTCAAGCCTTTTATATATCTCATTTTGATAACCCGACAATATCACTTTACTTTTTAATTTTAAACAAATATCTACCAACTCTTCATGCTCCTCATTACTCATCTCATACACATATATTCCTTTACTGTTAGAACGAGTATCCAAAACATACGGCGGATCCATATATATTACAACATCATCCCCATCATACTTCAATACCACATCCTTCCAATCCCTATTCAATACTACAACACCTCTCAACCTTTTGTGTATAGCTAATAATCTATCCTTCACTCTCTGATAAATCATTGCTTTATTCTTTTTTTTCCATATCAAAAACTGCTCAGTTAAATTACCATTCAAAGCAAATCTATTAACATAGAAAAACGCTACCGCCTTATCTACTAAATCTAACTCCTTACTCTTTAACTTCTCTAACATCTCATAATACAACTTCTCACTCGCACCTACAAACCATATCTTCTCTACAAACTTCTGAAATAACACCTCATCCGATAAAACCTTAAACAATGCATACACCCTGTCATCTATATCATTAATAACTTCAACATCCGACCTTAACTTGTTAAAAAATACCCACCCAGCACCAAAAAACGGCTCCACATATATCTTATGCTTAGGTATAAGCTTCACTATCCAATCCGCTATATAAAACTTACCTCCAATCCACTGAAGAAGTGATTTTACTTCATTTACCTGACACCTCATAAAATCTTCCATCACTAAATCTTTCAAATCCATCTGCCCAACCCTTATCAAAATAACTTCCTCACTCTATAATCCTCCCATCCCCTCTCATACCACCACTCTATTTTAAACTACATCAACACAAAATCCAACCCCCATATTAATATACAAATCAATACACAAATACACAAACCCCAACCCTAACCCCCTGCATAAACGACATGAAGAGGGCGACGACCCCCCTCTGGGGCTTTTCACATTTGGCTTGGCTCCTCAATTCTTTAGTTTTTTGGTCAATTTTTCAACATTTAAATTTATCAATTTAATTCTTTACTTTTCTACTTAACTTCTCAACAATTCAATTCTTTAGTTTCTCGGTTAACTTCTTAACAACTTAATTTATCAATTTAATTCTTTGGTTTTTTAATCAACTTTTCAACTTCTCAATTGTTTAGTTTCTCGATAAATTTTTCAACAATTCAATTTATAAACAATAAAACAATAAATATAACCTTATGAAGTCAACTTTTTTGGTGTTACGGAAGGCGGTCGATTTTCACACAATTGTTTAATTCAAATAAATGTAATCTTACAAAGTTAACTTTTAAAATTTATAAACATATAAACAAATAAACTTATAAACTTATAAACAATAAAACAATAAATATAAACCTACAAAGTCAACTTTTATAATTTATAAACATATAAACAATATTTTTTGGTAAATAAATAAATTTATATATTTAGTGGTTTGGTCAAGAATTGGCTGCTTCGGAAGTGTCTCAAATTACGAGGAAAGCTTGCGATAACGGTTCTTAATAAAGAATTATTCTTTGTTTAGAATTATTCTAAAGTAGAGGAATGTATGAGAAGGAGAATTTCTTTTTTGTTTAATTAAATTTTTTTAAAATTTTAAAAATGTTCCACGAAAAATGTTCCACGGAAAAAAAATAAAAAAAAAAAATTTCGAAAAACTTTTTCTCATAGCTTCCATTTTTTAGAATAATTCTAAATTAATAACTTTTCTAACTTGCTACGGTATTGGTTAGTTTGGTAGTCGATAGGTTTGGAAGGTAGGTTTGGTATTGGTTACGGTATTGGTTTGGTAGTTGGTTTATTTATTTGCAATTGAAGTTGCAATTGAGAATGAGTTTCAATTTCGGTATTGATTTGGAAGGTTTGGTAGTTGGTAAGAAGGTTTGGTAGGTAGGTTAGGTCGGTTTGGTTTGGTAGGTTTCGGTAGGTCGGTTTGGTTATGGTTTGGTAGTTGGTAGGTAGGTAGGTTTGGTTACGGTTTGGTAGGTTTGGTAGGTAGGTTTGGAAGGTTTACTTGGAAGGCTTGTTTTTATTAGGTTTGTAAAAAGGTATTGACAATTTAAAAAAGCATGTTATATTATAGAGTAAGAAAAAATCAAAAAAAAGGGGGTGTAAGTATGGCAAATCCAAAAATCATTAAAGGAGTAATTGAGAAAGTAGAAGTTCTAAGAGAAGGAGAGGCAGGTCTGAATTTCACGGGGGGCAGTTACGACGAAAGAAAATACATTCTGAGAGGTGAAGACGGAAAAATTTATGTATCTTACTGGTCTTCAAGTGATTTTGACTATTGTTCGTTATGGGGGTATTACACTGATTGTTCAAACTGCATTTGGTGGTGGGAGCGCTGGCTCGAGTGCGAGGAATGCGAAAGACCTAATTGCATAGGTTGTATTCACGAGTTTTATCCTTGTCAGAATCCAGACTTGGTTTTAGTGGAAACGGAAAAATGGATATTTAGGGCAAGGTTGTTAGAAGAATAATTAGAGAGAGGGGGGCTCCAAGCCCCCCCCCTTTTTTTTTATGTCTAATTGTTTATTTTTTTGGTCAAGAATATTTTAATTCTTTAATGGATATTGACAATTTAAAAAAACATGGTATAATTAAGAGTAAAAAAGTTAAGGGGGTAGCGTATGGAAAGAGTAGTTAATTTATTAAGAGGCAATTATTGGGTTATTGATTTACAAAAATTTAAAGTATCAGATCTTGAACTGAATTTTTTAAGCTACTTCTTTGATATCAAATTTGATAAGTTTATGTTTGACGAGTTAAATTTGCAAGAAAAAGTTTATTTGATTTTAAAGAAAAAAGAAAAGTTCATATATCATTAAATTAGTTCCAGTCCCAGGGATGCTATCCCTGGGTTTCTTTTTGTTTAATTCTCATATTCTTTGGTAAATAATTTTATTTTTAAATTTAGTTTTTTAGTCAAGAATATTTTTTATAAATTTATTAATCAATCAGAAAATCTGTTTTACGATTGAACAAAGCTTAGTTAGATAGTGTCTCTGGCATTCTCTATGGCATTTTCTATGGCATTTGATAAGGTCTATTGACAAATTAAAAAGTTATGGTATAATATAAGACAAAGAAAAAAATCAGAAAGGGGGTAGGTATGATGGAATTAAGAGTAAACAAAATCAAAGAACTTTTTGCTGAATTTTTCGGGCTTACTCCTGATGTAATTTATTTTGAAAACGGTAAGATTGAAGCTTTCAGGATAATTTCAAAAGACAATTGTATTTTAATGTTAGTCGTTCAAGAATATGATTATAAAGATAAGTCGTATAATATCTTGGTTAGAAAAATTGATTAAAAGATTGACCCGGGGTTTGTTTCAAGCCCTGGGTTTCTTACTAAAAAACTCAAAGGGGGTGCGGGTATGCAAGAAAGAAAACAAAAATTGATTGAAGTTTTTAAAAATTTATTTGGTATGGAACCTTCTAAGTTTTATATTCACAGGGATTATTTGAAAGATCGTATAGAAGAGCGGTTAGAAGCATATCATTGTTTTCAGTTATTTAATGTGCAGTTTGAGTTATCAATAATTGAATTAAGTGAGTTTGAAAAATCGCTTTGGAAAAATTGTTTTATGAAAGAGGATAAAAGTTATAGAAAGTATAACATGAGAATGTTTGTCATTCAGTTTTACATGGAGAATTATAGAATTGAAATTTGGATAGGTATTTTTCCTTTGAATAAATAATCCATTACCGCCAGGGCTTAACCGCCCTGGTTTTTTATTTTTAATTCTATGCATCTATGGCATTGTATCTATGGCACTTTCTATGGCAAATTTGATTTTTTAAAGGAGGGTCAAGCTATGGGTCTATTATATCAATTATTTGATTATCCGTTTGTTTATTTGCTTTACCAACCGCAGGATAAAAGAGCTGTAGTTTTAGTTGACGATGGATTATATATGTTACGAAGCAGGCATCCACGATTGCGTATATTTCCAGATGATCCTATTAAACGATCGATATTGATTATCTTACCGTTCTGGATTTATCCAAGCAAGGATTTACTCAGGCGTGCGAAAAGATTATTGCGGATTGACAAAGAAACGACTGCGAAGATTTTTCGATATGCTGAAGGTTACCCAGAAGAGAGGTTAGATGACTATTGCATTCAAAAGATGAAAGAGCTTTCTGAGGAGAATACAATTGGGATGTTTGAAATAATTGAGGAAGCGGAGCAATGTCTGTAAGTTTTAGGTTTTTTCCTGAGGCGTGTCTTGAGCGGATAATAGAGCGGGCGATTGAGGAGGGGAAGCTTTTTGAGCTGTTATTTACGGAAAATGGGCGCAAGCTCTGGGGGAAGTGGGGGGAAGACAGGATTAGAGCATTAGTAATGAAGAAATTGAGTATTGCTTTTGAGAAGAGAAAAAACAGAGGAGGTGGGGTATGATGGTAGAGCTTTATATTACTGATAAAAGTTTTTTAGATTATCCTCACATGTCAAAATTAACATCAGCATCGACTGCAGAAATCATTTATGAAAATTGGGATGAAGACGAAGAAATTGAATTTGTTTGGATACCTAATTATCCCATCGGTTCGGGCTTTTATGGTCTTGAAGCATACGGCTTAAACAGAGAAGAAGCGATATTAAAAGCAATAGCAAGAGGATTTGCTGCAGAAGAAATTTGTGAATTTTTTGATTTATCAGAAGAGGAATTAGATGAGTATTTTATCAAATGCTTGAAAGAAATTGATACTGAACAATGGGAATTTGGGAATGCAATTTTTGAATTACCTTATATCAGTTGTTTGACGAGTAGCGATACTGCGATGGGAATTTTTAAAGTAGATGAAGATACATTTATTATTGCCAACTGGAAGATAAGTAGCGGAGGACCTTATTGTTTTTCATTCAAAAGAGTTGAAAAGGAAGTAGCTTTAGAAATAGCGAAAGATAATTTTGAAAAAGAAGAAGTGCAAGAATTATTTGAATAAAAAGAGGTGAGCTATGATGAGGATTAGCGAGAAGGATCCATTCAGTTGGTTTCTTGATAATTTTAAAGGTATGAGCAATCATACAGAGGAGCAGATAAGAAATATTTTAAAAGCACTTAGGCTTATTCTTGAAAACACAGAGTATGAGGAGCAAGAGTGGCTGGGCAAGTTTCTAATAAAATTAAGTAAAAAACGACGAGCATGTGGGGCAATGTTATATGATTTAATAGAAAAAGGTTATTAATTGTAACATCGCCCCCTTGCGGGGGCAGGAGGTGGGGCGGTAGAAAAAACTGAGAGAGGAGGTGAAGCTATGCGTTGAGGGAGGAAATGCTGTCAGACAGTATAAAGCAAAATTTGGAAAAATCAAGAGGGATAATTTAAAAAGGAGGGGTGGCTATGGTTGAGGTAAAGAATAAAGCTTTAGAAGAGGTTTTTGAGAGATATAAGAAGATAGATGGGCGTAAGATACTTGAAAATTTGAGAAAGTTTGAGTTTAGGCACGATGAGAGGACATTTGAGAGGGCGTGTTTATCTGGGGCAGTTGAATATTTTAAAAGTAAGGGTGGCGAGATGACGGATGAGGAGTTTTTAGCATTGTTGATACGGTTGACTATTATGTATTTTGTTGAGGTGAAACATCGATCGGAAATGTGGTATTTGATTTTAGCGGGTCTTCTTCCAGAGGAAATCCAAAAGGCTAAGATGCATGAGGTGGTTAAGCGGTTTGAAGAGCAGTTTATTGAGTATATGGAAATGATAGCGAAGATGAGAGGGGATGAGGGGATAAGGGATGCGGTGTTGATATTTTTATTTGATGAGAATGCCGATTTTACTTTGACATTTTTTGAGGCAACTAAGGCATTGACAGATTACATTAACAAAGTATTGAATTAAGCTATTGACAATTTAAAAATTTGTGATATAATAAATAAAAAAGAAAGTGGGAAGAATAAAAAACAGAGGGGGGAGCCATGGCATTAATAAAAATAGGGCACAGGATAATTAATCTACAGAATGTTAAGCTGATTGAGTTAATAGAAAACTCTCAAGGGAAAGAAATTAGATTTTATTTTATCGATGGAAGTTATAGCTATTGTAACTTGAAAAATGGAGAAGAAGACAGAGATTTTGAAGTAGCATGGGAAGAATTAAATCGTTTATGGGTTTTTTCTACAGATAAATTTTTCTCAGCAGTTTAAAAAAACATAGGAGGTGAGCAAATGAAGAAAGAAATTCAGGCACCGAAGTATTTAACGCTTTGGAAGGACGGGAGGTGGGTCTTTCTAAAAAGGGAGGAGTTTGAGAGGCAAGGATTTGTAGAAAGATTGGTTAAGGTGTTGAAAAGGTTGTTTAAAAGATAAAAAACCAAAAAGGAGGTGGGAGTATGTTGTATGTTCTCAACACGCTTATTGTTCCAGTGGATTTTGGAATTAAGCAGGAGTATGTAGTGTCGTTGTGGAAGATTGACCTTGAGAGAGCTCGGAAAATAGTTAGAGAGATGGAGTTTACTTCAGCAGTTGGGCATGAGGCGACAGCGAAATTGCTTACGGAGTTGTTGGGGGTGGAAATTCCTTTTAATAGAATTGCTGTTAAGATGAAAGAGGGGGACGCAGGTTTACATTTTGTTCTTAGGACAAGGTTACCTGAGGGCAAAGTTCTTTCTGAAGAGGAGCTCAGAGAGCTCGATTTTGACTTAGTCTTAAGTAGAGTAAGCTAATAGGAAAAAGAGGGGGCTACTGCCCCTCTCAATCTGTTAAAAAATCAAAAGAGGAGGAGCTATGCCAACAATAATCGATGTGTCCATTGAGTATATTACTCCTGTGCTCGGGATTAATCCAATTGATGATCTCGGAGTGGCTTATTTTGAAGAGAAGCTAAAAAAAGAAATTGAAAAAATTGAAAAGAAGTTGTCAAAGGTAAAAGATGAGCAAGAAAGAGAAACTTTAGAAATGAGGCTTGAGCGGTTACAACAAGAATTAATGGCGATGTCGAGTGGCGAAGATGAGGAGTTCGAGAATAAAAAAGTTAAGGTATTCCTTCGCAATCAAGAGGGGGCTCTCTGTTGGAGCCACCATCAAATCAAAGGGCACTTCAAAGAGATAGTCCAGTATAGGATGTCCGAAACTTGGCTTCGCAATGCAATCTCTCGGTTTGTTGATATTTTCCCGTATCAGTGGGATATAGAGAATGGTATAAGTCCAGAGGCAGATTTGATACCTATTTTACGACATGGTGAGCCGATCAAGCAACCAGACAGTATTTTATCGAGACCTCTTGCCTCTTGGGTAGGGACGCAGAGAATAGTTACGATATCGAGCTCGGAGATGATTAATCCTCCAGCGGAGCTACAGTTCCGAGTGGTCATCTGGGACATTGAGAAAAAGGACAGGATACCAACTCCTGAGTATATTCGGAGGATTTTGGAATATGGCGTTCAATGGGGTCATTCTGGGTGGCGGACTGCTCGGTATGGTCGGTATACGATAAAAGAATTTAATGTATTAGGGGAAGTTAAAAAAGTGAAGAAGCTAACTATTGTGAGAAAGTAAAGTCGAAAGCTGAATTGTCAAGAAAAGAGGTGGAGACGAAGGGATAAGATATGATGAAGTAAAGAGGTGTTGTGAGTTGGGTGAGGTGAAATAAAGTAAAGTGATGGCTTAGTAATGTGAGGTAAGATGGTGATGGAAAGTGGAGCTGAATTGTCAAGTAAAGTGGGAAGGGGTAAGGTTCTAAGTGGGGAAGGGAGTGTTAAAGAAGTGTGTAGTTGCGGTCGGGAGACGAGTTGTCAAGTAAAGTGGTGTCTCGGTATTGTGAGGAGGAAAGTTGTTTAGTATGGAATTGGTAGTTGTGAATTGTAAAGAATGGAGTTAGAAATGATGAAATGTAAAGTTTTATAATGTAGAAGAAGCGAACTGTTCTGTTGAGTAGAGAACGATAGAGTAGAGGGTGATAAGAGGTATAGTTTCGTTGAGGTAACGAGTCGAAAAGAAGCGTCTGGGTTGAGTGCGGTGTGGAGGTGGTGCAATTTATTGAGAATTGTTTTGGTAAAGATTGATTTAGTATGGAGCTATTGGGACAAGTATGGTGTTAGTAAAGTGGGGAGGTGTGCTGAG